CATTGCTAGTACTGTGTCTCATTTGTTATGGAATGGGATGGTTTAGCTGTATGGTAATTAACAATAAAAACAAGGAGTCATAATGGCTAAAAAAGAAAAAGAACAAAAGCCTGTTTTGAGTCTGGATGATAAAGAGTATGTTATCGAGGACATGACAGATGAACAAAAGCAAATGCTAAATCATATTAATGATATGCAGAATAAACTTAATACCAATGCGTTTATGAAAGAACAATTAGAAGTTGGTAAAGAAGCTTTCATTAATATGCTTCGTAACTCTCTTGAGTCAAAAGAAGAACCCGAAGAGGTAGAAGCGTAAGCATGATTCTAAGAAGGTGCAGTCAGGGCCATCGTGTCCGCATTTATAGAAATACCACACCGGGTATCTCACGTACTAAAAAGTATAAAGATGGGAGTACGGAGGTTCTGACTTATCCTTCATCTTATAGTTATTTTGTTGAAGTAGATGGTAATGTAGAAAAGAAAACAAATAGTTTTAAAACTGCTGAAGAGTTTTATGATGCTGAATGCGTTAAAAAACATAGCGATAATCATGGAAGATTAGTGATTGGTAAACATCATTTAATAAATAATGTAGCCACTTCGCAATCAGATTATCCTACAGACAGTAGTACAAAAGCAGAGATACAAGCTTTTTATGATGTTAGAAATATTAATTATAGCGCTAGCGATACAAAAGCAGAACTGTTAAGTAGAATAGAAGTAAATGATTTTACTAGAACAAAAAGTATTAAAAGATAATGGCAAAAGATTCTTTTATCAATTGGGAAAATGCTCCAGTAAAGAAAGAGGGTTTTATAGCGATCTTCATATTTATGAGCGGATTAATTGGAGAAGGTGTTTATTTTTATAATCGCTTTATTACATTGGAGTCTGATATGATAGAAGCAAATACAAAGATAGAAGAGTTACTGTCTAAACATATTGAAGATGAAGAACAAGAGTTTGCAAAGTTGGAAGAGCGGGTAAAGTTTTATGAAAAAGAATTTAATATCAATCCATTAAGCTGGAGAAAGAAAAAGAAGTGAAAAAAGCTTGGGATATAATAGAGTTTATATTAGTTCTTCTTGTCTTTAGTTGTTTGGGATTGGCCTTTATAGCGTGTGAAGATAAATATTTAACCGTTGAGCGTAGAGTTGTTGATGCGGAAAACAATATACCAATTTATTTTCAAGCAACAGCGGAACAAGATGGTGTAAATACATGGCGTCCTGTATTTACTTATTATATCTATCAAATGCAAGAAGGTAAGTATGATGCTTATTTTCATGCCTATGTAATGATAGGTGATTCTGTAGTATTTTCTGGAGTTCAGCCTATATCTATTGAGGGTGGTAAGAAAATTTGGGGTGAATATATTGCAGAAGGGGCAAACTTTTCTCCAGAATTAATAGTAAATAGTACCCCAATGGCTTATGTGAGCGTGGAGTATTAATAATATAAATGGGAAAAATATATGGCAGAAATGTATGCAGAATATGGCGTAATAGGCGTAGTTGTCATACTGTTTTCTGGGATGCTTTATTGGTTTAGGGGATTTGTAGAAAGACTTGTAAACAATAAACTAGAAGATTTAGAGAATGAAATTCAGCAGAATAGAGAGATAATGATTAAACTTATAGATAGGTGGAATAAAGAAACGACTAAAGCAGATAGAAGACATGAATCTGTAATAGAAAACGCTGAAAGAAGACATGAGAAACTAACATTTGAATTAAGGACTCAAAGTGAATCGTTAAATTTTTTAAGAGGTAAGCTAGATAAAGCATGAAAAAACTTAAAAAAACAAGGATTGGTAATGGAAGAGGAACAAAAGGAAAGTATAAAAAATATCGCGGGCAAGGCGGAAGGAAAAGATGAAACAATCTGAAGTAGATAATTGGCGGGTTAATATGCAGAGCAGGATGGAAGAATTAACCGTCCTAAATGCAAAACATAATCAAGATATTATGTATGTAAAAGAATCTTTAGACGAATTAAAAGATTTAATTAGAGAACAAAATGGCCGAGTAAGAGAATTAGAGGGTAGTATGTCAGGTGTAAAAGCTATAGGGGCAATGTTATCCGCTGTGTTCTCAGGATTGTTTGGCTACATATTCACGAAAGGGTAAAACATGAATATAAAAGAAATGCTAATGGCGGCGGCAGAAGCTCAAGCTGATAAAGTAAAAGACGATATGATGAGTCAGTTAAATTCCAAAGAAATGGAAGAAAAGATTGCTTCAGCTATTAATGCAAAAATAGACATTCCGTTTGTATCGGAAGAAAAGGAACAGGTGTTTTTTGAAAAAGTCGTTGATGTTGTTACTGATCTGTTGCATGGTCTTTTTGAGGGGAAGTAGTTTGTTAAACGAACCTCAAATAAAAGATTTGATTAAAAGAGTAATGGAGAGTATGGATTTATACTCTCCAGAAGCTCTGGATTTAGTTTATAAGACTGGTAAAGTAGAAAGTGGATACAAATATATACGTCAGATAAAAGGGCCCGCTAGAGGTCTTTTCCAATGTGAAGCATGGGTGGCTGTAGATATATGTAAAAACTATTTAGCTTACAGAAAAAAGCTAATGAAAAAGGTTGCGGAAGCTACCAATGTTAAACTGTCTTATTTTGTAGACCCAAAAGAAGAAGACTGGGATTTTATATTGGAAACAAACATAGCCGCTCAGATAGCTATGTGTCGTTTGCACTATAGAAGAATACCTAAGCCTTTACCATCTAGTCCTGAAGGACAAGCAAACTATTGGAAGAAGTATTATAACAGTATGGCAGGTCGCGGTACTGTTGAGGATTTCTTGGTGAGGTCAGCCTAGTGCCAAAGCAAATGTATACGTTAAATAATTTTTCAGGTGGTATTAATAATTTACAAGATGCACGTGATATAGCTGATAATCAGTTAGCTGTAGCTGAAAATGTAATGTTAGACCATAATGGAATAATACGTAGTCGTGGTTCATTTGCAACGCATGGTGATGCTGGTGATCAAACAGAAGGTTCTTTAGAAAAAGGCTATGGTTTTAAATCGTTTGAAATAGATTATGCAGTTGGAGCAACAACTTCTGGTGCTAGAACAGATATCCTTTTTAATGGAGCTTCGGCAAATAATCATTTTATAGCCTCTACTGGAGTTGATTTAAGAGATACTTTTCCAGTTGGCTCTGAAATATTTGTTTCAGGAAGTACTAGCAACGATGGGTTTCACACTGTAAAAGCTCATGGGCCCGGTACTAGTCTATATTTAATTCTCGGTAATACAATGACAACGGAAAGCGCTGGAGACACAGTAACTATTAGTACGCATAAGTTAGGAGAATCTTTATTTTTATTTGGAGATGCTGGAGAATCTAGTGTTAGTCATTATTTAAAGTCTTCTGACGCTGTTACGCATGAAGTTGCTACTTTATTTGATGGTTCAGTACCCATAGCTCCTGCAAGAATAATGTATTATATAGCTGATAATGCAGTAAGAATATCTGATACTCGTATGAGAGATTCAAGCATAGGAACTAATGCTAATAAAATACAATGGTGGGGTTTTGTAAAAAGAACACATTTTAGCGGTACTACTGGAGAAAATAATTACTTAGGTTTTTATGCTAATGATAATACATTAGCTCCTCCTACAGAAGCCGCTGTTGGGAGTGGTTATTTATCTTCAGCTGGCGCAGGGTTTAATGTTAATACTACAATGGCTTCTGATAGTGCAAGTACTTGGGTGGCTGATACATATCAAATAGCTATTAGCTTTGTGTATGATGACAATCAGGAATCATTGCTATATATACCTTCTTCATCTAATACGTTTGCTGTTACAGCTGGACAAAAAGTTCAAGTAAAAATAAGAGCAGAGGGGCCTTACGATGAAAGAATTAGTGGAGGTAGAGCTTATTGTAGACCAGATGGTTCTGATGAATCTTGGGTATTATTAGCTGATATAAGTTTAAAAGAAGGTATAAGAACAAGCTTAAATTCTGATTTTGAAAATGCTTGGGTTGTAGATAGTGCTCCAAATCATTATAGTGGTAATGTAGATTCATTATCTCAAAATTTAGATACATATGAATCAATTAATGGATATTCAAGTTCTGTTGATAGTAATAGTATTGGAGCTGTAGGAGAAGGATGGGGTTGTGCAGTTGTATGTAACCGAAGGGCTTTTGTGGCTAATGTTAAAATAACTCCACAAGGAAGTGACCAGCCTGCTACTTTTGGCGACAGAATAATGTATAGTATGCCCAATAGATTTGATACATTTCCTTCAACTAATTATATTGATGTTGTTCGCGGTGATAATGAAACATATGTACAGTTAATGGAATTTGCTGATAGAATTTTAGCATTTAAACAAAAGTCTGTACAAATAATAAATGTATCGTCTCCATCAGATACTAGCTGGTTTTTAGAGGAAAATGTAAAACATAATGGATTAAATCATCCAGCCGCTGTATTTAGAACTGATTTTGGTATATGTTGGGTAAATAACAATGGTTGTTATCTGTATGATGGAAGTAGAATAAGAAATTTGATAGAAGGTAAAATATTAGAAAATGGAACAGCTATTGGAGATAGTCCATCTTGGGGGGATTTTATAACAGATGATTCTGTTGTGGGTTATGATAAGATTAGAAAACAGTTAATAATTATGAAAGATTCTGGTGGGAGCGGAGGAGCTCAATCTGAAAGCGGAGATGGTTATATATATGATTTTAAATTTAAAAGTTGGGTATTTGCTACTAATTTACTTACAGATTCAACAGGTACTTTAAAATATCAATATAGTAATTTTGATATAGATTATAATGGTGACTTATGTATACTTGAACATAGCCCAGCAACAGCCAGCGCTCTTAATGATGGTGATGGTATTAACACGACAGACACAGCTGTTGTAGTTGACGATGGTTCAATATACGATGCTGGGGATATTGCTCATATAGGTTCAGAACAAATAAAAGTTTTATCTGTTAGCAGTAATACATTAACAGTTAGAAGGGCATATAATGGTACAACAGCCGCTAGTCATTCTGACGATGCTGTTTTACGTATGCATAAGTTTTATGTTAAAAAATATTCTGGCACTACGCTGTATAATGGAGCCGCAGGAACATTTTTAGTAAAAACAAAGGATATAGATTTTGGACAACCCGGTAGATTAAAAAAGATATACGCTGTATATGTAACATATAAAAGTGATAACGCTCAGACAGCGCCAATATCATATGAAATAGATGGCACTACAAATTCTTATACAAATTTAACTGGTAATTTTTCAGCAACTACACAATGGGATGTTTTAAAAGCATATCCCTCTAGCCCCTTTACTTGTCAAAGTTTACAATTAAAAATAACTAATCCAACTAATGCTGTTGGAGCTACTGCTGGTATACAAATAAATGATATAACTATTGAGTATAGAGTTTTACACTCTAGAGTATCATAATGGATAGAAATATAAGAAGATTACAAAATATAAAAGAAGCTAGTTTAGCTTCTGGAGATACAAAAGGCGTAATTAGCCATGCTCCTTCTAATCAAAGTATGAAAGAAGGAGAACAAGTATTTGCTCAAGAAGGTAATAAACCTTTAGCGTTATATAAAAAAAGTAAAGGTACGTTGTGGAAAGTTGGCTTATCTAACGATGGTAATCAATATTTTGATAAGAATATTAATGTCCATAAAGATATAAACTATAATGGGTATTTAAGAAATATAAGATATCCTGCATTTAAAGCATATATAAGTACAGTTGGGGATGCTCAATCAATAGCTACAGGCACTCGCGTTAATGTGCAATTTGATTCAGAAGAATATGATTTAGGGGGTAATTACGATACTAGCGCATATAAGTTTACAGCTCCTATAGCAGGCATATATCATTTTAATGCAAAAGTACTTTGGGATAATAGTAAAGGCTCTGCTGGAGGAGATTGGGATGCTGGAGATAGACATGATATATACCTTATAAAAAATGATAGTAGCGCTGAACCAGCCGCAAATGCTAGAGAAGCGGCTGAACTAAGAGTAGTAGTAGCAGATATAGATGATAATTTTATGATGGATAGTATAAGTGGAGATTTAAAATTAAACGCTGGAGATTTTATAACAGTTGCTGTTTATCAGAACACAGGAGATACTCAATATACATATGATGTAAACGATGCTATGTGGTCATCGTGGTCAGGGCATTTAATAACAGCTATATAAATAGGAAAAGATTATGGCATATAAAAGTTTAATAGATTATTACGGTGGCGGAATGGTGAAACCGTCAGATGGATATCAACTAGGTGGTCTTGTGGCGGGAGCTAGAAGACAAAGAGATTACTCTGGTGAAATGAGAAGTCTACAACAGGCGGCAGAAAGAGCGGCGGAAAGTAGAAAAAAAGTTGGCGGTAATCTTTTACGTAAACTAGCGGTTGGTACTGCTGGTACTTTATTAGGTGGCCCTGCGGGTGCCGCCGCCGCATTAGCTGGAGATCAGGCTCTACGTGAAAGAGCATATAAGAAAACTGATTTTAGTGGTGGTAAGTATGCTCAAGATATACGCGGTGAACTTGGTAAGCAAGAATCTGCATTTAAAAAGCAGGGGTTAGCTAGGGTTGGTATAGCTGGGGTAGAAGGATATATGGGTGGTAAATCTAGTGGAATGTTTGGTAAAGCGGCTGGTGGAATAAAAAGTTTGGCCAGTGATGCTAATATGATAAAATTAGCTATGCAAGGGCCAGATGGAGCTACGTTTTTAGAAGCCGCTAAGGGTGTTGGTTGGGATATACCATCAGTATTTGGAGGCACATCTACAGGTATAGGTAAATCTCTAACGGCGGCTACTGCACCAAAGGTTGCTTCGGCGGCACAAGCCGCACCCGCCGTTGGTAGAAAAGTTGTAACAAGCCTTTCAGATGTGGCGGCTTCGGAAGTACCAGATAGTGGGGGATCACAATTTGTAGATCGCAATGTTGTAACAGAAGAAGCTGTAACACCTTCAAGTATATTACAGCCAGCAGGATACCCATATCACGATGTTGGTGATATAGTTGAAGAGTCTACTTTTATAGGGCCACAAATGTCCAGTTCAAGCCCTGCTGTTGCGGAATTACCATACGAAACAATAGAGGGTTCAGAATATTTACCAGCAGGATACGGAGATCAACCACAAGTAGCAGGTGGTGCAGGTGGTGGTGGATATTTTGATAATTTATTAGGAGGTAGGTCATTCGGAGATATAATGAGTCAAGGTGCTAGTAATATGCTTCAGGGTCTATATACAACAGGCTCTCTTTTAGGTGGAATGTCTAATCCTTATAATAAAAAAGGTGGTGGTTTAATAGAAGGATTAATGCCTAGAGGATATCAAGATGGTGGAGAGGTTGCAGATACTTTAGCACATATAGATTGGGGAGATAGTAGTGTGGTGTCAATGACGCCAAGACAATCAGAAATTTTTGATTTAGCAACTAATCGTATTAATTTTGCTCCAAACACTTCCAAAAAAGCTCAACTTGAAACATTGGTAGACATGATGAATAACCCTAAGCTTTATGGGTGGGATAAAGAGTTAAAAGAAAGTAAGTTTATTGGCCCTAAACAAACCTCTAAAAAAGGCATAGAACCTCATTATAACTTTCAAGACGGTGGTCAAGTTGGTTATGGTACAGCTACCAACCCACAAGATGCATTAAGACAAATGGGTATGGGAGATGTTGCTGATGATCCGCGACTTGAAAAATATCTAGAAGATTTACCACAGTTTGGAATGGGGTATAAACAACAGTTAGGAGATATAACAGCTGGTGCTCGCTCTAGCTTAATGGATATTTCACAACAAGGTAGAATGCAACAAGCTGGTACTGGATTTGCAGGTGGTGGAGCTGGTACAATGGGACAATCAAGAGCGAGACAGCAACTACAAAGAGGTTTTGGTTCACAAAGAAGAAGTTTAGTTGAAGGATATCAAGCTGATTTATTAAGCGCTATTGCAGATATAGAAGGTAAGGGTGGTTTTGAGTTTGGCAGTACAACTGGTGGCGCAGACACAAGAGCTGGAGGAGTGTTTGATGACGCACCAATAAGTGATGAAAACTGGAACCCACCGATGAACCCAACCGAAGGAGCAACATATAATTTTATGGGTGATGAGTATATTTTTACAGGTGGTAATTGGGTAACACAAGAAAGCTATCAAGGGCAAGGAGAATAAAAATGCCAAGTGAATATGATATATATAGAGCCTATGCAGGAATGAACAGATCAAAGTCGGGGTTTGATACATTCATGGAAGGCTTAAAAGAAATACAAGCAGGATCAAGAGCAGATAGACAATTAGACTTACAGGAAAGAGCTCAAGATAGAGCTGATCAGAATATAAAGTTTAATCAAGATCAGGCTATTGAAAATAGAGCTAGACAAAAAGAAGTTGATAAAATAAATGAAATGAAAATGTTGTTAAGTATTGTTGATAAACCTTATCAGCAATCACAAATTTTATCAAAGTATGGTTATTCTGATCTTGCAAAAACAAAAATGGATGAACACGAGCGTGGTGTAGATTTAGAATCTACCTATAATCAATCTTGGGAAGGTACTGAGTATGATCAATTGGGTTTTCTTAGTGAGTATTTAGCAAATGCAAACCCTACAGATAAATTTTATCAAGACGCAAAAGAACGTAGAGGTAGTTTATTAGAAGGAGTGCAGGATACCGATAAAGAAATATTGGCTGATATAGAATTTGGGGGACAATATCAATTAGCTCTTAACACGCTTACGAACCCTATAAATGCAGAAAAGCCAGAAATTTTAAATGCGGCTAAAGCAGAATTAGTAAGATTAAAAGATGCATTTAGAGAATCAAAAGGTGAAATTTATAAAAAAGCCACTGAAAGAAAATCTATAATACCTATAGTTGATAAAGATATAGATCAAGCAAATGCAGACCAAATGCTTGAAGGTGGAACGGATGATAGGTTGTTTAAGGGGTATGATGATTTTGACATAACTGAAATGTCGGAAGATGACTGGGCTCAAATAGGAGATCAAACTAAGGTGGAAGATAAAACCGTAGACAAACCAAGTGAAGCTAAAACTAAAGTGGTAACCGCAGGTATGGGTGGCGTAAAGCCCGATGATGTTGGTACACAATTTAGTGGATTCCTTACTGGATTAGGTGTTAGAAATCTGAGTAAAGGAGCTCAAAAATTAGTAAGCTCTGAAAAATATGATATATCTACAATTGGAGACTTAAGCAAAAGACAGAGAATGAATATAGTAAGTAATATTTTAGGAAGAAAAGTATCACCAACTGAAGAAACTAGGTTATTTAAAGAAATAAAAAAATCTGGAATTGGAAAAGATATAAAGTCCGGTATAGAATTAGCATCTAAATATAGATTATAATATTAAATGCCAGACACGAAAACACCAGAATCTACTAAAGATTTTTTACAAGTATTAAGCCAATCTAATAACGAATCTTTTTTTGATGAAAAGCTATATGGTTTTATACCGGGCGGTTGGTTGCCAGACTGGGTAAAGCAAGGCTACAATCAAAGTATAGAAGGAATGGCTCGCGAGGTTTTACGCGGTAAGCCTGTTTTTAATGTAGATCAAAATTATGATCCTAATATGTTGGAAGATATTGGGGCTACCGTTGTAAGCTTTTTAACACCAACAGATGTTGGTTCGATGTTTTTAGGTGGTGGAATAGGCGGTTTAGCTGTAAAAAAAATGGCTACAAAAAAACTTATACAAGCTGGAATAAATGATAAGGTAGCAAATGTTGCAGTTGGTACTGGTTTTAAGCGTATTCAAAACCAAAAAGAAAGAGCGGCAAAACTTGCTGTTAAATTTAATCGTGGTAAGGTTATGGAACAGGCTGGGGCTAAGGCAACTACTGGAGCTTCTGGTTTAGGTTTTTATTCTGGCTTGCAATCTATGTTGGGGCAGGAAGTAACAAACGATGATATAAGTTTAGTTCAAACGGTTAAAGACGCTACTATTGGTGCTACATTGGGCGCCGCAACTGGTGGAGTTGGGGCTAAAGTGTCAGCTATTGGTAAAGCAAAAGGTTATTCTCCAAAACAAATAATGGCTATGGAAAAAGGTGCAGAGGTTGGTGTCTTTGGTACTGCTGGCCCAATACTAGAAGGGGAATTACCATCTGCTGAATCTTATATTCATGCCGCTGGAGTTATAGGTGGGCTTGCGGCTAATAGAGCTATATCAAAAAGGATACTAGAACCACCGAAAAAGTTTTTAAAAGGAGAGCTTGAAAAACAAAAGTTAAATGCTCTTGCAACCGCGAGGGCAGAGCAAAACGCTATGTTACAAAGAAAGGGAGAAACGTGGATAAACAGAGAGGGTAGGGAAGTAAGAATATTAACCGATTGGTTTAACTCAAGAAGAAATCAAGAGATTCTAAAAATAAAAGATGTAAAAACTGGTAAGACAGAGAAGATACCAAAGTCAAAATTCTTTGATAAGGGTGCTGAATGGAGAAGGAAGAACGATACTTTAGGTCGTGATGTATTAGCTGGTTTACAAAAAAGGTCTTTTGAATATAAGAAAAAGGGTGGAATAAGTGATTTAGAATTTAAAAACATGGTTGATAGAGCAGAATTTGGAGGAGAAGGAAGTTTTGGTGCGGCGAGAAAATATAAAGGAAAACAAAAGAAAAGAGAATTTCATACAGATTACGAAAAATTATCTTATGAGGGTAAGCAGAGATTGTTAAATGATTTGGAAATGAGAAGAGACTTAAAAGCAGATTTAAAAAAATGGGAATCTTTAGGCTTTAAAATACCAAACGCTTCTTATCAGTCGGTATTGCAAGAACACCTACCTTCTGTTTATAATGTAATCAATGGGTTAAAACCAAAGTGGATGAGAATATCAGATAATCCAATAACTCAAGCTATCGTAAAAAAATTCTATGATTTAGATGCTAGACAATCTCAATTAAATCGTTCTCAATTTTATTTATTAAACAAGTTAGTGTATTATACTAAAGATGGTAAGTCTGTAAAAGGTTTGTCTAATTTAAGCGAAAAACAAGCTATAGAACTTGGTGCAGATTTACGTAGTGCTGATCCAGCCGCTAGATCAAGGTCTAGAAACTATAAGCGTATGTTGAATGCACAATACAGAATAGCTGAAAAAGCAGGTATTCCATTAGCAGAAAAAGTAGAAGATTATTTTCCCAGATTCCTTAATAAAAAAATTGCTAATATTTTACGTAAAGATATAAGTAAAATAATAGAAAACGATAAAGATTTAAACATGTTTGGTTCAAAACTTGCTGACAATACAGCTGTAGCAAGCAAAATTCTTGCCGCTAGAGAAGCTGGTAGTTTTTCACCAGAGACAATAAAAGCTTTAGATGGTTTGGTAAAACAATTTGAAGCAAAAGATGTAGCAAATAAAAAAAGAGCATATGCAAAAGCATTTCAGATAATGCGCGATGAAGTATTTGGTGAATATATATCTGTAAATCATAATTTAGAGGTAAAAAGAAGGAAACATAAATTACCAGATGAGCTTTTTGAAACAGATGCAAGATTCGTATTACCCAATTATGCTAGTCAGCTCTCTAAAAGGGCGGCTTATGTTGAGGTGGCTGGGAAAAAAGGAGATAAAATATATAAAGATATTAAAGCTTTAGAGAGTGATAAGGTGCGAATGTATGAAGAAGCAGAGTTATTGCGGAAAGCATTTGATGCATATACAGGAAAAATAGAATTAGATAAAGCTTATAATTGGAAACCTAAATCTCAAAAGCTTTTAAATGATATGGTTAATTTTCAAGTTGCTACAAAGATTGGTTTAGGTTTTGCTACTATACCCAACTTAACACAGGTATTTATTTCTAGTGCTCTTCGGGCTGGTTATGCTCCATTTATAAGAGGTTCTTATAATTATTTAACCAGTAAAAAATATAGAAACCAAATGGAAAAACATGTTGGTGCGGGTTCACTAGAATTGCATCAAATGCTATCAGACTTTCATGCGGCAGACACAAGTTGGTGGGGTAAGAGAGCAGATCAGTTCACCACATATTCAGGATTTAAACATATTAACAGGGCAAATATGCTTGTATCTGCATATACAGGATATGAAGCGGCGTTACGATGGCAGAAGATTGCGAAGACATCTAAGTATAAAGCAAGAAGGAATTGGGCTAAGGAAAATTTAAAAGATATGGGAGTGACAGATATAAATCAAAAGCTTAATCAAAAGGTGATGTCAAGAGCAATGTATGAGTTTGCTAGAGATACACAGCTACAGAAAAATGTTATGAGAGAACCAGATTTTGCTAATGACCCGAGATTTAGACCATTCTTCTTGTTTAAACGATTTGGGTATAGGCAATTTGAATATCTTACTAGAGAATTAAATAAAGAAGTGAAACGTGGGAATGCGGCTATTGTATTAAGACTTGCCGCAGGCGGTATGGCTGGCGGTATGTTTGTAAATGCGGCGAAAAGATTTTTACAGGATTTGATATCAGGTGAAGATATATTTGATGAACAATATAAAGTGGGTGAAGATGAATTTGGTTTTAATGATATATTAGATAATTTTGGTGCGGTAGGTGCTTTTGGTTTAGTGTCAGATATTGTAGCATCGGAAAGCAAATGGAGAGCATTAGAGTTTGCGGCTAAACCAGCTGTTGTACAAGATGCTTTGAAAGCATATGATGCAATGCAAAAATTAATGAAAGACACAGAAGACTTTGGATTAGGTTTTCATACTATGCAACGATCTCTAAAAAACATTGCTCCTATACTTGGTACAGTACCAAGAAGAGCGGCTCAGAGATTACAAACTAAAGGTCAGCGAGAATCTTATGTTAAATTTAGATACAGTAAGATACACCCTAGAATATTAGATTATATGATTGATGGCAATGACAGGATGGCAAGAAGATTAATACGAGAATGGAATAGATCATTCCCCGAAAGACCTATTATGTATGATGATATTGGCCCGAAAGCGATTAATCGTAGATTAGAAAATAAATATG